ATTCGCAAGACGCGGGCGGCGATTGTCCGTGAAACTGCGCGTCAGTTGCAGGACACGACGATCAAAACCTTCTTGGATTGGTTCCCACCGGGGCAGTGCGGCGACTACATGCGCACAACCAAGACCTATTTCTTCAAAGTGGGGGACATCGAGTGCGAGATTATGTTCCGTGCGCTGGACGATGCGGACGACGTAGCCAACTTGAACTCCTTGGAATTGACGTTCGCGTGGTTCAACGAGTGCCGGGACATCCATCCCGATATTGTCGATGCGATGTCCAAACGTATCGGTCGCTTTCCTTCCGCGAAGGATGGTGGCCCTACTTGGCACGGTATGTGGGGCGATACTAACCCACCCACCATGGATACTTGGTGGTATTATCAGATGGAAGGACTCGATCCCAAGGATGGAGTATCGCCCAATGACAATGGATGGGATGTATTCAAGCAACCCTCGGGTCGTTCGGCTTACGCCGAAAACGTCGAGAACCTACCCGACGGATACTACGATACACAAGGTCGTTCAGAAGAATACGTCCGCGTTTACATCGACGGCGAGTACGGACTGTCCTCGGCTGGTATGCCGGTCTACAAGTATTTCAGGCCGGACTACCATATGGCTAAACAGAAACTTCGCTATATCGACAATGGGGTTCGACCCATTGTTATCGGGATGGACTTGGGGCTTACCCCCGCCGCTGTCATCGGGCAGCAAGATGCCAGAGGTCGGGCGCTCATTCTGGCGGAAGCGGTCAGTTTTGACATGGGTGTACAGCGATTTGTCCGAACCGTCTTGAAACCGCTACTTTACGAGAGGTTCCCCGGTGCGCCCATATTGGTGGTTACTGATCCGGCGGGTATTCAGCGGGCGCAGACGGATGAGCGTTCGGCTGTGGACATCATTAAGGCGGAGAACCTGCGGGTTATCCCGGCTAAGACGAATAATGTTTCGGCGCGGGTCAACGCGGTGGACGAATACCTGATGCGTCAGGTTGACGGCGACCCAGCGTTCATCGTCGATCCCGGCTGCACTCAGTTGAAAGCCGCCATGATGGGTGGCTATAGGTACAAACCCAAGGGCGACATGGATATTGAGAAAAATAAACACTCGCACGTTGCAGAAGCGTTACAATATCTCATGCTCCATATCACTACCGGTGGGGGCCAGATGCTCGCCCAAAAGCGAGAGATCAAAACCGTATCGGCAGTGGGGTGGACATAGTTGCTTTTCATTTCTCCTTCACCTCCGCTGTCCCTTCCAGCGGTTTGCCCCCCGTCGAGAATATCCGGGGGGTTCTTTTTCCGTTGACATAGGTATATACTTCCTGCTATACCCACACTACAATATGTAGTAGGAGGATCGGATGAAGTCAAACGGTAAACCATCATCTTGCTATTCGGATAATCCGAAAATGGGCAAGCCGTATCAGTCGCAAGCCAAAGGCTACCGCGATGGTGGTCGCGTCTCTGACGAAGAAGATGTCCTCAAGAATGTTGACGTTTCCGCCAGTGGTAGCGGGCGTCATGGCGCTTCGTATGGGTACGGTGGGCGCATGGGTGTCAACCTACCTATCGACAAAGAACGTAACCTTAGTGTCGGCGTATCTGGTGGTGGATACAGAGAAGGATCACGCAAGGAATTTAGTGTTACTGGAGCCGATGTTAGCTATCGTAAAGGTGATACGACTATTGGTGTGGAGCTTAATAAGCAGCCCGGTAGAATGGGTGAGAAGCGCGTAATGTTCAAGTACAAGAAAGAATTCTGATATGGCTGGCCTCTCAATCCTACGCGTGGTTAGTAACGATCAGCTTGTAAAAGCTGAGAAGGAGCAACTCGAAAGAGAACTGGCTGAGCGCCAGAATACGCCCTTCATCCTCGGTATTACCGACTACTTGCGTCAGTGTTGGGATGCAGCACGTATCGCTAAGAAGCCAATTGAGCAGAAGATGCTCAAAGCTATGCGCCAGCGTAACGGCGAGTACGAAGCAGACAAGTTGACTGCGATCCGCAAGCAAGGCGGGTCTGAAGTGTTCATGATGATTACCGAAGTCAAGTGCCGCGCAGCGGAGTCTTGGCTACGGGATATTCTTCTCGACACAGGTACTCCTCCATGGGATGCCCAGCCTACACCTATCCCTGATTTGCAGCCTGCACAACAGGCTGAGGTAGAGAAGATTTTCTACGATCAGGTCATGAAGATCATTGAGGCGCAAGATCGCGCACCGATGCAGCAGGAGATGGCTGAACTGCGTGAGATGATTTCGCAGGACTTCCGGTTCCGTATTCTGCAAGAAGCACAGAATCGTGCTGACCGCATGAAGCACCGCATCAGTGACCAGTTCGCACAAGGCGGCTGGGCTGAAGCGTTCAACGACTTCATCACCGATCTGGTTACATTCCCATCTGCGTTTATCAAAGGCCCAGTTGTCCGCCGCCAACGTGCGTTGGGTTGGGGTAAGGATGAGCAGGGACGTACTACTGCTCTGCCTGTTGATCGCATCGCGCCGGAGTATGAGCGCGTTGATCCGTTCCGCATTTTCCCTGAGCCGGGTATCTCTAATATCCACGAAGGGTATATCTTCGAGCATCACCCCCTGACTCGTATGGAACTGGCAGACCTGATTGGTGTGCCGGGGTATGACGATGATGCTATTCGCAAAGTACTCGATATAGGTAATGGTCAGTCTTGGATCAACCAAGACGTTGAACTTATCAAGGAGCAAGAGGAGCGCAAGTATCACACTGAGATGCGCCCGACTGAAATCTTTGATGCCCTTGAGTTTTGGGGCAAAGTCTCCGGCAAGATGTTGCAGGAGTGGGGGATGACCGAGGATGAGGTTCCTGACACAGCAAAAGAATACGACGCAAACGTCTGGATTGTTGGTAACTACGTCATCAAGGCTGTCCTAAATTATGACCCATTAGGAGAGAAGCCTTATGCTAAAACGTCTTTTATCAAGTGCCCCGGTGCGTTCTGGGGTAAGGGAATACCAGAGATTATCGAAGATTTGCAGAACGTATGTAACGCGGCTGCACGCGCACTTGTCAACAACATGGGCATCGCTAGTGGCCCTCAAGTCGAAGTTAATCTCGAACGTCTCCCGGCAAACGAAGACATTACTCAAATCTCTCCGTGGAAGATTTGGCAGGTAATGAACGACCCGGCTGGGTCAAGCGCACCCGCAGTGCGTTTCTCTCAGCCTGAAGACAACGCCAACACCTTGATGGGTGTGTATGAGAAGTTCAGCCGACTGGCTGACGATCACTCCGGTATTCCCGCATATCTATACGGTGACCTCAATGTACAAGGTGCAGGTCGCACATCGTCTGGGTTGTCCATGCTGATGGGGTCGGCTGGTAAGGGCATACGTCAGGTGGTGATGCACATTGACGCGGATGTTACTAAGCCAATCGTAGAACGCCAGTATGTGTACAACATGCGCTATGACGAGGACGAGTCCATCAAGGGCGACCTCGACATCATGCCGCGTGGAGCAATTAACCTTGCGAACAAGGAGCAGATGAATGTTCGCCGCATTGAGTTCCTGACTGCCACTGCCAATCAGATCGACATGGAGATCATGGGCAAAGATGGTCGCGCAGCAGTACTGCGTGAAGTGGCTAAGGGACTTCAGATGCCAGTGGATGAGGTTATCCCATCCAAAGAGAAGAAGAATTTTGAATCTCGTACGCAGGCCCGCCTTGCAATATCGCAAGCTAAGTCTGCACCTCCTACCCCTACGCAGCCTGATGGCTCACCTAAAGGCGGTATGGAAGGGAACACGGTTATGAATAGAGAGTCGGGGGCTGCTGAATGATTCGCCCTGACCCAAAGGTTATCAAAGCTCTCGCCGTCACGGCTAGGTCATACCCTGAGGTATTGGACTGGCTGAGAGACTGGCGTCAGCATGAACTAGAACAACTGCCTATGGCAGTGAACAATCCTGCACCTCTACAGGGGCGGTGTCAGGTATTGGGCGAGTTGTACAAACTCGTCAAAGACGCCCCTGACTTGGCGGCAAAGGAATCCTCCTCGCCCCAATCTTCTTTTAACGCACACCGATAGGAGCGTACATCATGGCATTACCAGAGCAAATTCGTAAACAGACTGAGGCCGTTCAGGAACTCTACAAGCAACTCAACAGCGAGGGAGCCGAGGGCGCGGAAAATACACCGTCGTCTAATGACCCTTCCCCCGACGCTGGGACGCCTGCTGAGAATGAAGCGCCTGCTGCCAACAGCACTGCTACTGAAAATGCTGCGCCGTCGTCGGGTACAGAGCAAAGCGCCGACGATTCAAACTCTGAGACTTATGCTCAGAAGTGGCGAACCCTTCAGGGAATGTATAACGCAGAAGTGCCGCGTTTACACGCTACAAACCGAGAATTGCAAT